GAATACGCCGAGGAACTGCGGAGCCTGCTGGGACATCGCCACAAGCGCCGATGTGCCGCCGGCCACCTGGACGGCGAAGTCTTGCACTTGGAAGCCCGCTTGGCTGGCAATCGTGCCGACGCTGGCCACGCCTTTCCCTGCCGCCTGACCAGCATTGCCTGCCTGAGTGCTGGCCGTGGCCAAGCTCTCCATGGCGGTTTCTGCCTGCCGTGCGCCGGTCGTGTCGGCCCGCGTCGAGATCTGGATGTCAACTTTCCGGCTGGCCATGGTCAGGGTGCTGTGAGTCGGCCCGAGATTTGAACGTCAAGCGTGACAGCGCATCCCCGGTGCGATGCTGAGACATTGGCCTGCGCGTCGTAGATGGTCAAGGAAGGGGTGATCGTGGTCCCGGCTGTCAGGGTGGGCGTGCCGGTCGAAGGTGACACGGGAGACCATCCGGTGGCGAGGTCTGGCGTGGCAACATCCGAGCTGGATCGCCAGAATCGAATCGCAAGCGGGGAAAGGCTCTCGATGATGCTAATTTCCCATCGGGCGTTGTCATCGTCCCACGTGATACTCGAATACCCCACGGCGGCGAAGGTTCCTTTCTCATACCCCGGCCGGCCGTTGAAGATCTCGCGGAAGGTGTATGTCCCGGTCGCATTTGGTGACAGCGTGCCCGTCACGACAATCGTCGGCACCTCGCGCCCGAGTTGAGCCGTCGCGCCGCTCTGGTCAGCCAGATCCGCCGGCAGGCCGAGGATGTAGGCCTCCGCTGCCTGCACGGTGCTGAACGTCTGGATCGACGAGAACGATACCGACACGTAGCTGCCAGGGCGAGCGAACTGCCGGCCATCGGTCACGCCGAGGTAGGCGACCCGCTCGAAGTTGGTCTCCGTGTCGATCCGCAGGCCGGAGGTTTCGGACTCGCGCCCGTTGCCCCCGGCCAACTCGATGACCGTCGCGCCGATGGTCAGGTTGCAGATCATGGAGGAGTGACAGCAGCGACCGTGAAGAGCGGCTGAGGCGCGCCGGTCGAGAACGTGCGCTTGGCTGCGAGCGTGAGCTGCCCGAGTCGGTTGTCAGTCGGGGAGAATCGCTTTTGCAGATCAATTAATTGCACCGCAGCGCAATCAAAGTCGAGGCCTCCAACGGTGGCAGTCACTATCCCGAGCGCGGACGATGCGAGGTCTTCGCCGGCATCCAGCGATCCGAAGAGCGCATCGAAGGCGCTCTCCGCGATGCCGGTCGGAATGCAGGTGATCGTCGCACCGAGATTTTGGAGGCTCATGTCCACCGTGCCGATCCCGTCAACGGTCACAGGGTTGAGGCTGAGGTCGAAGCTGATTTCGAAGCCAGCCTCGGAGAAGAACGGGCCGATTGCTCCAGCCGCAGGGGTCAGAGTCGCCTGATACGGGGCGGTGATGATCTTCGCCGGGTCAAATGCGGCCCCGATGCTAGCGCCGCCGGCTACTGCGTAGTAATCGGCCAGCACGGACGGATCTCCGCCAAGGTCAAGCAGTCCAGTGAACTGCACGGTGCCGAATGCGGTGTTGTTCGCGCTGCACCGGATGCTCGGCATCTGAGTCACGGCTGCGTTCTTGATCGTGTAGGTGGCATCCGCCGCGGTGATGACAAGCGGCTTGTCGGTGCCTCCGTAGATGCTCGCGCCCATCGCGGTGCTGCCGTATGGGAAGAGCTTGGCGAGGTCTTCGATCTCACCGACTGGCTCGAACTCGACGACGATCTGGAAGTCGGTCTTCGACTTGGAAACCACGCCGTAAGCGTCGGTTTCCTTGTCAAATGTGGCGTTCGTCATCGTCAGCGTGACGCCGCCCTTGCTGTAGAAGGTGGCGCTGTCGAAGCCGATCTTGCACGGGCCGCGGACGATTGTGGTGCGGGAAAATGTTGGCATGGCTTATCGAGTAGGTGGGTCGTTGGAAAGGCCGATGGGAATGGTGAATTGAAGAGCCTGCTGAAGCATCGAGTCGTTGGCCTGCTGGCTCATGCCGGCGAAGAGTAGGACACCGCCGGACAACGGGGCGTCGTCACGGTCAGCGGGCTGCACGTGATGCAGCAGGCGGGCGACGGCCTCCGCGATCTCGGTGCATGACGGGCCGGGGCGGGCCTTGCTTCGCCAGATGCTCGGGATCTCCGAGACAGTCACTTGGAAGGTGGAGGTCGTCAGGTAGGGGCCTGGAGTGTTGTCGGTGTCGGTCTCGCCGGATGCGAAGTTGACCATCACGAATGCGCCGGTCTTCTGCGCGGCGTTCACGATCTCGTTCTCGACGTTCTTCTGGTCCTCGACCAGGACAGGGATCGTCGGGACCGTGCGGAAATACTCGGACTCCCGCAGATGCTCCGCGATGCTCTCGACGATCTGGCGGATGAGGGAGGCCATGGGTCAGGGAGATTCGGCGAAGTCCATCAGGGCCTTGCCCGAGTAGCGGAACGATGCGCCCGAGGCAGTGGCGAAGGATGCTGCGCCCGTGTCGTCGGCATCGGCATTGTTGTTGGCAAGGTCGTCGAGGAAGTTTTCAGCGGCCTCCACGGAGAGCTTGCGGTCCTCGCCGTTGAACTCGGAGAGCGACGGGAAGGCGTCGGTCAGCAGGCGGCGGGCGATGGCGTAGGCGTGCCGCTGCGACCCGGGCGGGATGAAGAGTCCGGTGTTGACCAACGGGCCGAGGCCACGCTTGCGGCGGCCTGCGTTGATGCGAGAGACGAACTCCGCGGCGACTTGGACGAGGATCTCAGCGAGCTTCGCGTCAGGCGTCGGCGACTCTTCGACCAGCCGGTCGAGTTCGTCGTTGCCGAGGCGGTCGCGGAAGGAGTCAACGGTGAGAGCAATCCAAGCCATGAGTCAGGAAAAGGAAAGAGGCCCGCCCGCGAACAGGCGGGCCTCGATAGGGAGGTCGATCAGAACAGCAGCTTGGCGACCATGGCAGCGGTCAGCGTGCCAGGGGTAGCGGTTGCGGTCTGAGCGATGCGGACATACCGGCGGGTGTTGGCCGGGACGCGGAACCGGACGGTCTTGGCGGCAGCGCCAGAAGTGCTGACGCCGGTCTGAGTCGTCGAGATCGCGGGGTCAACAGCCGTAAAGTCGGTTCCGTTCGCGCTGTCTTGCAGCGCGTAGGTGACAACCTTGGTGTCGGTGAGTTGGGTTCCGTTAAGGACTGGAGCGGCGAGCTCGAAGACGACGCGCTCCACGTCACCGCCAACGGCCTGCTCAAGGTCGAAGGCTGCGGTGGTCGCGCCGGCCGCCAGTAGCGTAACCGTCGAAGTAAAGTTGAGATCCTGCTGGTTGCGATTGAATTCAAAGGCCATGATCGTGGATTAGCTGAGGGTTTCGGTGTCACCGATGGAGTCGGTGATGATGATGGGGATACCGAAGGACTCGGTGGGGACACCCGGAAGGATGCCGGTGAATGCTTCCTGCTTGGTGTTCGGGGCGGTCGTCCGGCTGACTTGGAGCTGGAAGGCCGAACGGCGGGACATGAGCAGGTGGCTCGGGCGCTCGCCGACCGGGAACTTGCTGAGAAGCTCGGCGATCTTGGCGTCGGTCACGCCCTTGCCGCTGTCGGCGGTGGCGTCCTTCAGGCGGCCCACGGCGTACTTGTTGACGCACTGGAAGCCGATCCACGCGGTGAGGTCCGAGATGAACGCGGCGTAACGCTTGGAGTTGGCGTCCACGGCATCGCCCTCACGGAAGGCCGAGAGGTCAAAGGTGGTGCCGTTGCCGTAGACGTATTGGACGCCGGTGGTGCCCGCCTTGATGGCGTAGACCGAGGAGCCGGTGCCAGCGGTGGTGCCGCCTGCATCGACGACCAGCTCGTCACCGAAGGTGCCGATGAGCTGCTGGAGGCCGAAGAAGCCCTTGGCGCCTGCGGCGGTGCCGTAGATCGTCTGGGATCCAACAGTCGAAAGCGCGGCGCGCATGACGCCGGCAGCTTCGATGGCTTGGATCGCTTCGGGTCCGTCTTCGTAGCCACGGGCGACGGCCTTGTCCACCTCGACGCGGGCCGAGAGGATGAAGCATTCGACGAGGCGCTCGGTGAAGTTGCTCTTGGTGGCGTCCGTGCCTTCGTTGGCAGCGCGGAATCCCACGGATGGGCGGCTGTTGCGGATGACGGTCTTGTAGGACGTGCCGCGGATGGTCCGGGCAGGGATGATGGTCACCTCCGGCGAAGCGGTGGCGACTTCCTCGATCAGGCCGACAATCGGGTCGGCACCGTTCAGCTTGGCGAGGTCAAGCAGGGTCAAGTTGTTGGGCATGGGATGTTAGGATTGGGATTGAGCTTTGAAGGCGGCTTCGACGCGGGCGAGGCCGGTCAAAACTGGGCCTTGAGGCGGTTCTTCGACGCGGCCCGCGAGGACCGTTTTGCCAGAGAGGGCAGGATTGACCGGGATGGCGTTCAGCGCCTTCACGGCTTCCGGGTTGGTGGTGATGGACGAGCGCCAGAAAGCCTTCGTCGCGTCGTCCTGCGGGGCGATGCGGCCGGCCTTGATGGCTTCTTCGATG